GGCGTTTCACAGTGGGGTTACACATGAAGTCTGCTGGTACTGTGCCAGTCCGCCAACATCCGCAAGGGTGAGACTTCAGGTGTAGCCCTTTTTTATTGGGTTTTCATGCACTATTACCAGTTCCATATAGGTGACTATGCCAGTCATACAAGGCATCTTTCATTAATAGAAGATTTGGCTTACCGCAGGCTTTTGGACTTTTACTATCTTCATGAACAGCCCATCAAGCAACGAGACATTGCTAGACAGATTGGGATGCGTGACCATGAGCAAGATGTTCTTACAGTGCTTAATGAATTCTTTTTGTCAACAGATGTGGGCTTTGTAAGTCCTAGAGCAGACAAAGAAATTGCTCATTACCACCAGAAAGTTGAACAAGCGTCTAGGGCTGGTAAAGCATCTGCCGAACGAAGGTTAAACATCAGTTCAACGGACGTTCAACCAACCAATAACCATAAACCAATAACCATTAACCATAAACCAGATATATCTATATGCCCACCTGACGGTGAGCCTGAAAGCAAAATTCCGTTTTGCAATCATCAAGAAGTCATTGAGCTGTACCACAAGCACCTGCCAACACTTCGCAGGGTAGAGGTTTGGAACGAAACCAGAAAAGGCTACCTACGGCAGAGATGGCGAGAAGTGGCTGACGAGCTGATGAAAACCAAGTCGATTGACGCATCTGACGTTCTTGGCTGGTTTGCTGAATTCTTTGAACACATTGGTTCATCGAAGTTTTTGACTGGTAGGGTGAACGACAAGGGAGGCCGATCATTTGCTGCCGATCTTGAATGGATTTTGAAACCAAGCAACTTTGCAAAAATTGTGGAAGGAAAATATCATGGCGCTAACTAATTTTAAAAATAACGCACCGCAAGAATCTGGCTTTGATGAAATGCAACGCCTGATGTGTTCCTTGCCTGGTTGCTCAAACCGCTGGACAGTCCAGATTGACCGACCAATGTGCAGTTTTCATCAATGGGGCACAAGCAGCAAGCCAAAAACTCAAATTCACAGCGTTTTAAAGACGCCACCTGTTCAGCATTGGAACGAAAAAGATGATGAGGGCGTGTTTTGAACTACTTTGAAGCCCACAACAGACTAGACGAAATAAGAGCAGGCGCTCAATACCACATCAACCAGATCAACCAGGCTCTTGAACTAACAGGGGATTTAGATGGATTTAACCCAAGCCTTCGACAAACAAGTGGAACACATAGCCCAGATGGTGATTCGGGCTGGTTGGGTTCCTTATGCCAAGCAGAGAGTTAAAGAGCTTGAGGAAGACGAATCCGGCATTTGGGTTGGATTGACCGAAAAGATCAGAGAACGAGTAAAGGAGCTATCGTGAGCAAAGAAGAACTTTGTGCCTTGCTGAGAAGCGTAGGCGTATCAGAAAACACAGTGACAGCAATGTCAAATGCTTTTGAACTAGGCGTGGAATGGCAAAAGGCACAAGATGCGACACGCAGCGAGGGTTGACGAAAACCAAAAAACCATTGTTGATGCTTTGAGAAAAGCTGGCGCTTTCGTATGGATTATTGGCCTACCTGTTGACCTTTTGGTGGGATACAAAGGCCACACGTTCTTGGTTGAGATCAAAAGTACCTCTAAAAATCGTTTAACGGGCCTACAAGCGGACTTTTTCGAGAATTGGTCTGGTAGTACGCTGGCAAGGATTGACAGCCCTGAAGCGGCTTTACGAATGTTAGGTGTTATCAATGAAATACGACCTTGACAACGAACCGCAGGCTTTGGCCTTGATGCGTAGTCTTTGGCCCAAGATCAAAGACGCCTTAAACGCTGGTCGGCAACTCACGCTAGAGATTAAACCAGCAGCAAAAAGCAGACCGCAAGAGGAAAAATATCACGCCATCATTGGTGACATTGCCAAACAAGCGCAACATTTGGGCGCAAAGTGGTCGCCAGAAGATTGGAAAAGATTTTTAGTCTGGCAATTTGCCAAGGACACTGGCATAAATGCAGGCAAGATTGTCCCAAGTCTTGACGGGACGGGTATTGTCCAGCTCGGAATTCAGACCAGAGATTTCACAAAAGAACAGGCCAGCGAATTTGTGGAATTCCTACAAGCCTGGGCAGCACAGAACGGAGTAACCCTTTGAAATGTTCTAAATGCGCGGCTGCAACTGACGTCAAACACACAAAAGACGGTGTTCGAACAAGAGAATGCTTTAACCTGCATACGTTTAAAACGCAAGAAATTTTGCTGACCGAGCCAAAACCTAAGCGCGATTGGAAAAAAAGCCGTGATTCCAAAATTTAACTATTTCAGAAGCAAAAAGCACCTGATGAACGTGGCAGACCTGCCCTGCCAGAATTGCTACATAGAAGGCCAGACTCAAGCTGCACACTCAAATTGGGCTGAGCATGGCAAAGGACGGGGCATTAAGGCCAGTGACGAGTTCACGGCAGCACTCTGCCAGACATGCCATACCGAGCTGGACAGCGGAGCCAGGCTAAACAAAGAACAGCGCCGATACCTTTGGGATATGGCGCATAGAAGAACAATTAACCGCCTAATTGAACAGGGGTTATGGCCTTTAGAACTTTCTCATGTTGGGCAAAGGGGCTGACTTTTGACTTGCTTCATGGCTACGGTGCATTGGGTGGGCATGAGCCATGTCGGTTTTTTCATGCTTTTTAAGTTCTTTTTCCAGCTCTGCCACTTTACGCGCTTCTTTTTTGAACTCGCGTTCCATCACATAGTGACCGCCAGGGGTGGGCTTGGATTTGTGTTTTTTGACAGTAAAATTTGTAGGCATGGAAAAAACTCCTATAATGTGTTTGACAATTATGCCACTAGGGGCGTAAAGTCACCAATTGATAACCTTGCAAGGAAACATCATGGGTAAAATGGACAAAGAAGTTTATAAGTCTGGCGCATCGGGCGAAAAGATGCCTAAAGGCGCGCTGTCTTCTGACACCAGCGGCGAACGCATGGAAAAGCTCAAAGGCGGCGTGGCTCAAGGCAAAGAAGACAAAACTGGTGCAAACAAACTGTTTGATACTGGTCGCACCGCTGGCATTTGCTATTCGCACGACCGTTCGCACTACCGTTAAATAGCGAAGCCCAAACAGTCGAGCAGGACTGAATGGGCCTCTAGCCACAACAAACAAGGAGATTTGTAATGGTTGTTGAGAATTGTAGGGGCTGCAAGCATTTCCTTGACGTGATGCAAAACGTAGGGACGTGCCGTAGATTCCCGATTTATCAAAACCGCGGCCCAAGCGAGGTTTGCGGCGAGTTCTTTGGTAAAGCAGTTGCCGAAGTTTCTCCCACTACGGTGGGGGATTTTTTGCCTGAGATGCCAAAGAAACGTGGACGTCCTCCAAAGGAGCAGGCATGATTACGCCATTGCGAGACAAGATCATTGTCAAACCTGTTCCAAGGATTAAATCTGAGCTTTACTTTCAGACCGCCGAGGTTGATTCGGTCGGTTACGTGGTCGCTGCTGGCCCTGATGCGTTAGACATGGGGCTAAACGTAGGCGACAAGGTTTATTTTGGAACATTGGCAAAAGACTACAAAGACGAGTATTTGAAGTTTGAGCCATTGATTTTGAATGATGAGCGCCATCTTAAAATGAGTTGGCAGGATATTTGCTTTGTAGAGGAAACAGAATGACTGAAGACCAAATCAAAAAACGCATGGAAGAACTGATGATTCAGGGACGCCAACTGGAAACACAAATCCACATGATCAACGGTGCGCTAGAGCAGTGCAAATGGCAATTAACTGAACTGGAGAAGCAAAATGCCCCTCAAGAAGTCAGCCAGCCCGAAGGCGTTTGAATCTAACCTGAAGGCAGAGCTAAAGGCAGGAAAGCCTAAAGCTCAGGCATTAGCCATTGCCTACTCAGAAAAGCGTGAAGCCGCTAAAAAGCCCAAAAAGAAATGAAAATCACAACCAAGCTGGTCACAGAGCTGATTCCTTATGTAAACAACAGCCGCACCCATTCTGACGAACAAGTGGCTCAGATTGCGGCAAGCATTAAGGAATTTGGCTGGACTAACCCGATATTGGTGGATGGTGACAACGGCATTATTGCAGGCCACGGACGGCTAATGGCTGCTCGTAAATTAGGCCACAAAGAAGTTCCCACAATAGAACTGGCAGACCTGACCGAAACCCAGAAGAAGGCTTACATCATTGCCGACAACCGCCTGGCGCTTAACGCAGGTTGGGACAATGAAATGCTGAAGCTTGAGTTTGACCAGTTAGCAGAGCTTGGTTTTGATTTGGAATTGACGGGTTTTAGCCTTGACGAAATTGAGGCGTTAAATCCGATTGAGTTAAACGCTGGCCTGACAGATGAAGATGAAGCCCCGCCGCTTCCTCCCGAGCCAAAGACAAAGCCTGGCGACATATACAAATTGGGCAAACACCGCCTCATGTGTGGCGACAGTACCAGTATTGACCATTTAGAGCGTCTATGCGGTGGTCAATCTGTTGATATGTGGCTGACAGACCCGCCTTACAACGTTGCGTATGAGGGGAAGACTAAAGACAGCCTGACCATTCAAAACGACAGTATGGGCGATGACCAGTTTCGTCAATTCCTGCGCGATGCTTACGTTGCAGCAGATGCCGTTATGAAGGCTGGAGCTGTTTTCTACATTTGGCATGCAGATTCAGAAGGCTATAACTTCCGAGGCGCAGCCCAAGACGCAGGCTGGAAAGTCCGCCAGTGCCTTATTTGGAAGAAGTCCAGCATGGTTATGGGTCGCCAAGACTATCATTGGAAGCACGAGCCTTGCTTGTATGGATGGAAAGAAGGTGCAGGCCACCTTTGGGCGACAGACCGCAAGCAAACAACTATTTTGGAGTTTGAAAAGCCTTCACGCAACGGTGAACACCCAACTATGAAGCCTGTGGCTTTGTTTGAGTATCAATTGCTTAACAACACAAAGGGCGGCGACATTGTGCTTGATTCCTTTGGTGGTAGCGGTACAACCATGATCGCAGCTGAAAAGAACGGTCGTGTAGGTTACTTGATGGAGTTAGACCCAAAATACTGCGATGTAATCGTAAAGCGGTGGGAAGACTTTACAGGCAAAAAAGCTGTGCTGTTGACAGAAGTAACCGAAACTGATTAAATTCCCCTCTAGAAATGAATTACGAGCATATTCCTACCGATGAATCCCGCAAGATGGTTGAAAGCACCAGCGGGTTAGGCTTGCCCCATGAGCAAATAGCCATACTGGTTGGTATTGATGACAAGACGCTGCGTAAGTACTACCGCACCGAACTGGACACTGGAAAAGCCAAAGCCAACGGTCAAATTGCAAAGACGCTGTTTTCAAAGGCTGTTGCGGGCGACACAACAAGTCTGATTT